CAAGGGGCCGCACCCATATACCTACCGCACCAGCAAGACCAACTGGTGACGTTCCAGCGTTGGTAAGGCGACTGGAGCAGCAATGGCCGGAATGTGACCTTATATACGCCTGAGCCGACATTGCGATGACCTGCCCACCATGTGCACTTGGTTGATTGCTGACAGATGAGCAGCACTCAATGGAGCCTGTGACTTTCCTATAGGTCACCCGGCGTAGCTATGTCACCCCTTTACTAAAAAGCACAATGCCTTCATGACTGAAAACCAGACTATTCAGCGCGGCAAAGACGCACAGGCAATTCTTGATTCGGAAGTGTTCAAGGATGCGATGGGTGCGTTGAAGTCGTCCGTGTTGGAGCAATGGAAGTCTTGCCCCATTCGTGATGCGCAGGGCCAAGTGCTTTTGCTGCAACTCGCCAAGCTGACAGACAAGTTTGAAGGCATCTTGACTGGCATGGTTCAGAACGGCGCATTCACGGCTGCAAAGATTGATTTGGACAAGTTGCGTGATGAACCGGTAATGCGGCAGTTCATGCGCAAAGTTTCGGGTTATTGATTACCGGCCAATCACCTGGCCATTCCCGCATCCGCTGAGAAGCGCTGCACCTGTCCCTGGTGATGTAGGGGGCGGATTTGACTGAAAGACCAACGTGAGCGAACAAGCACCTGCTGCACTCGAATCATCGAATGGACTAGCCGACCTTGCTTCTTTTCTGGACACGCCTTCCGAGGCACCCGACGAAGAAAACGAAGCGAACCCAGCTGACGAATCGACCGGCGAAGAAGCCGATAACGATCCCGAGGCAAACGACGAACTGGACAACGAAGAATCTGAAGGCGATGAGCCGGAAGAGGAAGAAAAGCCAGCACCCGTCGCAAAAATCACCTTCAAAGTGAAGGCTGAAGACGGCACAGAAGAGACTGTTGAAGCTACTCCAGAAGAGTTGGCGTCCAGCTATATGCGCCAGAAGGATTACACGAAAAAGACAACCGCGTTAGCTGCGCGAGAGTCCGAAGCGGTGCAACTCCTAGCAAGCAAACATGAAGAGATGCGAGCCTCGTATTTGTCGCAAGCAGAGCTAACGCGGTCTGCAATTGCGAACATGGCTGGCATCAGGTCGGAACAGGAAATGGCCCAACTGGCCCAGACTGACCCGGCAAGTTGGGTGGCAGAAAACCAGCGACAACAGAGCATCAATAACTACCTGCAAAACCTCGATCAACAGATCAAGGGCGAAAAGCAGCAGGCAGCGCAGCAACTTGAGCAAGCTACTCAAGCACAGCGCGCAAAGATGTTTGAACAGTCGTGGTCAGAGCTTCAAAAAGACGGCATTGATAAGCCCAAGTTACAGGCGATTTACGGAGACGTTTCAAAGACCTACGGCTTCAGCGATGAAGAGTTGGGCTCTGTGATGGATCACAGAATGGTCAAAGTAATGAAGGATGCAGTCGCCTATCGCGCGCTGAAGGCACAGAAGCCTGAGGTAGTGAAGAAGGTTGCCGAAGCTCCAAAGATGCCATCCCGCCAGAACCCACCCGCGAACGAACGGCGCGACCGAGAGTTGGACAAAAAGTTCAGTTCAGGCCGCGCAAAACTTAACGACTTAGCCGCACTACTGCGGTAACCGGAGCATTTAGCATGACAGTTCCTACCAATCTATATCAGCGTGATTCGCTGCGTGGCGCCCGTGAAGACCTGATCGATAAGATCTTCAACACTTCGCCCACTGAAACCCCGTTGTCTTCGGCATTTGGCCGCACAACTGCAACCTCCGTGTTCCATGAATTCCAGCGCGATAGCCTGGCCGCAGCCAACAAAGACAATGCAATGATTGACGGCGACGATGCAACTTTGGACGCGCAGACGCCCACAGATCGCGTCGGGAATCACCTGCAAATCTTCTCGAAGAAGCCCGGCGTTTCTCGCCGTGCAAACATCGTCAAGAAGGCAGGCCGAGGCGCAGAAATGGCCTATGTGAAAGCTAAGGCCATGCTGGAGCTGAAGCGTGACATTGAGGCAATGGTTGTTTCCTCTAACGCTGCTGTGGCCTCTACTACATCGGTTGCTGGCAAGTCTGCTGGTCTTGGAACTCAGCTTTACACCAACACGTCGCACGGCACTGGCTCACCCAATGGCTCTACCACCTCGTGGACATCTGGCGCTCCGACTGTGGCTCCTGTGGTCTGCGGCACACTGCGCGCATTCACTGAGCAAATGGTGAAGGATGTTTGCCAGTCCATCTACTCTGCTTCCGGCCAGTTTGTGGAACAGATGGTTATGTCTCCCGCACACAAAGGCAAGTTCTCTACCTTCACTGGTATTGCTACGAACCGCAAGGATGTGAAGAAGGGTGGACAGGCCGAAATCACTGGCGCTGCTGACGTATATGTGAGCGATTTTGGTTCGATTTCTGTCGTGCCACACTACCTTATGGTGGGCTCCAGCAACGTGTATTTGCTGAATAGCGATTACATCGACATGGCATTTCTCGACGGTTTCCAGACTAGTCCGCTGGCTAAGACTGGCGACAGTGAGAAGGCTTTGATTACTGCTGACTGCACACTGGCTGTTCGTGCATCTAGCGCACAAGGCAAGATCGCTGACTTGACCCTGACCGGCTCCTAATAGCTAACGGATAGAGTCCGCAAAACTCCGGTGGGGTGCGATGCCCCTCCAAATTCTTAACGATGTGAATCGCTGGAGCAAAAGATGGAACTGCTGGAAAACTTCACACTCGACGAAGGCATTGACGCCTACGGGGTGCGCAAAGAAGTCACATTCGAAGGTGACCAAGCAGTCACCAAGCTCACCTACGACGCGGCCCCCATGCTTGAGGCGGCGCATGCCGAGCGCATTGCCACTGCCGGTGATCGCTGGGGCGAGATGCGCAAAGTAGGCACTATCCCGATGGTTGAACTCAACCGCATAAATTCGACTTGGCCTGGTGCCGAGGATCGCAAATTCCAGGTGTTGCTGTGGCTCAAGGCAAACCCCCGCATGGTCACCTTTGACAAATTCCTGAAATGACATTCACAGAACTCAAAGGCCACATTGCAAGCTACTTGCACCGCACAGACCTGACTGCGCAAATCCCTACTTTCATTGGCCTGGCTGAAGCGTATCTATTCCGCGAACTCAGCATCAAGGAGATGGAGATTTCGGTTGATGGCGCTACTGTTTCGGGCTATGCAGTGCTGCCCGCAGACTTTGGCACACTGTCCAAAATCTCGATCACCTCTAATGGTTCGTCGCGTCTGCTGGACTACATTGCGCTTGCTGACGTATCCACAGAGATTGACGCGTCACCGGGTTTCTACAGCTTCGAGAATGGCAAGTTGCGCGTGTGGGGCGCTGGCACTGGTCAGCCTTACACGCTGTACTACATCCCCGTTGTTGTCTCATTGTCGGATGCAGCACCTACGAACTGGCTGCTAGCAAACGCGCAAGAGCTGTACCTGTACGCCTCCGCGCTTGAAGGTGCCAAGTACCTGCGCGACACAAACCAGATTCAACTGCTTGCGGGTCAAGTAAGCGAAAGCATTGAATCAGTGCGCAGCTTCACAAAGCGCCGTTCTATGCCTTCTGGTGGCCGCATGCAGATTCGGGCGCGGTGATGAATAAGCTACTCGGATTTGTCCCAGATGCCGACCCCTCGGAGGCCGGTGTTATCACGGACTGCGACAACTTCATTCCTTATGAAAAAGGCATGCGTGGCGCGCCTGTTGGCCTAACACCGGTTGGCGTTCCTGCACTTGCATCGTCCTGCCTCGGCGGCATTGTTATCACAAAGCTGGACAGCACCAGGCGCATCTTCGCAGGCACTCAGACTAAGCTGTATGAGCTTGTCTCTGCCGTGTGGACTGATGTTTCCACCGGCTCATATTCCGGCGGCACAGACTCGCGTTGGTCTTACACCCAATTTGGTGATGCAACCCTCGCAGCAAATCAGACGGATGTAATCCAACGCTCTACAGGCGCGGGGTTTACTCCAGTGGCCTACGCTTTGAAGGCCAAGATTCTGTTTTCTGTTGGTGCGTTTGTCATGGCGCTGGACACCTCAGACGCGACCTACGGAGTTTCTTCTGATCGCTGGTGGTGTAGTGCTACGTTCAATGATTCAGATTGGACGCCATCCCCGACTACGCTTTGCACGACGGGCAGGCTTGTAAGCTCTCCCGGCAAGATCACAGCAGGCGGTAAGCTCGGTGAATATGCGGTTGTCTACAAAGACAAAGCCATCCATGTTGGTCAGTTCGTCGGCGCTCCCTCTGTGTGGGATTGGACGCAAATACCTGGCGGTGATGCCGGTTGCGTTGGGCAGGATGCATGGTGTGACATTGGCGGCGCGCATTTCGTAGTTGGTCAGGATTCGCTGTGGCTCTTTGATGGATCGCGCCCGGTGCCGGTTGGTGTCGGCCAGATCCGGCAGTGGTTCTACACCAATTCAGACCCTGCCTATCGCTACAAAACACAGTGCATCTTTGAGCGACAGACAAACACGGTCTGGATTTTTTACCCGGCAACAAACTCGACTGTCTGCAATAAGGCGCTGGTCTATCACCTGCAAACAAAGCAGTGGGGCCGCGTCTCTATCAACGTTGAGGCAGTGCTTAACTACATTGCAAACGGCGTGACGATTAATGGCATGGACGGCGTATCAGCGACGATTGATGGGCTTTCGGCCTACTCCTTTGACTCGCAATTCTGGCTGGCTGGTGGTCGTGCCTTGTCCACATTCAACACCGCGCATCAGCTGCAATTGATGGCCGGTAATACGGTGGGTTCGTCGTTCACAAGTGGCGATGTTGGCGATGATGATTCCACCTCGCTACTGAGCAAGATTCGCATACGGTTTGAGCCTGGATTCAATCCAGACACGGCAACTGCAACCACGTTTTCAAAGATGACAGAAGGCGACTCACTGACCTTGCGCGGTACATCATCAATCAACGATGGCAAGTTTGATGTGTTGCAGTCTGCGAGATTCCACCGGGCCACGTTTGACTTCACCGGCAATGTGCGCGTGATGGCTCTTGGTGCAACACTGGCACCGGATGGTCTGCGATGAAAATCAACGTCACGCCTCGCGCCTCGCTGGACGCTGAAACAACCCGCTTCTATAGAGATGTGGCCCAGCAGGTTAATGCGCTGTCTGAGGGCCGTTTAGTGGCCTTCTACACGGCTTTGGCAGCAGCCCCAACAGTCGGAACATGGAGCAAGGGCGATTTCGTCCTTAACTCCAATCCGGCAGAACTCGGGACTGCTGGAAGCAAATATTTGATCCACGGGTTTCGATGTGTTTCAGGTGGAACCCCTGGCACTTGGTTGCAGTGCAGATTCTTGACGGGCAATTGATGGAACTTCTATCAGTACCCAAAGAGTTCATTGATCTGGCTTGGCTGGATGGCGCAAGCACATTGTCCGAGGCATGCGAAGGCGACACAACGGCGGATCAATTGAAGATGCTGCTATCTCGCGGGGAACGGACTTTACTACAAATGAGAATAGATGCAGAGATAGTTGGGTGGGCTGTTGTCCGGGTAGATCAAATGCCGAACCTTCGGGCTTTGCATGTGACTAACTTGGTAGCGCACAACGGACATTTCGAGAGATTTGTGGGCGAAGTGAAGAAGCTGGCAAAGGCTTCCGGGTGTTCAAAACTCCGGTGCTCTGCCAAGCCTGCACAGGCAAGACTGTATCAAATGAAGGCGGGATTTGTTCCGCTTTTCACAACGTTGGAATGTGAGGCTTAACATGGCAGGTGGTGGCGGTGGCGGAACCCAAACATCCGAAACGTCTAGGTTTATTCCTGACGAATTGAAGGGCGCAGCGACGACCTATTCTCAGTTGGCAACCCAGCTTGGGAACACGCCTTACACGGCATATACAGGGCAGGGCGTCGCTGGTCTGAGCGGCAATCAAAACACAGCCATCGGCATGGTTGCGGATCGCGCTGCCAACGGTAGCCCTGTCATGGATCAGGCAAACAGTACGCTGACAAGCATGCTGGGAGACCAGACAAATCCATATCTTGACGCGCAGGTTAACAAGGCCCAGCAGTCGGTAGTGAAGAACTACAACGGCGCAACGGCTGGCTCTGGTTCGTTCGGAAATTCTGGCCTTGGCAGTGAGCTTGCAACAGGCTTGAGCGACACGGCTTCAACGATGTACGGCAACGCCTACAACACGAATCAAGCGAACAAGATGCAGGCGCTCGGCATGGCCCAGAGCTACGGCAATCAAGCGTACACAGACGCCAACGCACTGATGCAGGCAGGTGGTGTGCAGCAGACGAACGACCAGGCTGGCAAGGACTTTTCTTACCAGCAATACCAGAACCAACAGAACTACCCGTTGCAGCAACTGTCTGC